GTACAAACAAGGTACTGTCCATCCGGAGTGAATTGCACCGAAGTCAAAGCTCCTACTTGAGCTGCAATTGTAAGAGCTGTACCAAAAGCACCAGTCGCGCGGTTAAATGGTACAACGTAAAGATAAGGAGTTGTTGTCATTGCCATAGCAATGAAGTCGCCTTGCGGGCGCCAGCAAATTCCTTTTCCCGTAGCAGGCCCAGGACCACCGGCAGGTAGCGAGCCAGGGTTAGAAATTACAACTCCAATTGATCCGGCACCCTGACTCATAGTGAACGGGTAGGCCTGAATAAACGGCGTTGATTGACAGCCCGTAACAACGTAATCACCTACCGGGGACCAGGCAATTGCGTTTACTTGTGCCGCTGGTTTTGTGGCAGGTGAAGTGAGAATTGTTCCAAAACCTGCGCCAGAGTAAGGAAGAATCGACATGTATGGAAGCGCAGCACCACCGTAAGCTACAAACTGACCGCTTGGATGGGTTTGCACACAAATTGCGTTGCCTGCAAGAGCTGTTGGTTTAAACGCCGTCCCTGCCGCGTACCCACGGTCAAGAAAGAATCCCTCAGCGTATGTTGTCGTACTCGTCGCAAAAAACACAAAGTTATTATCCGGCGAAAAAGAAACGCTGTTGTTAGTCGCTAATGCTGTAGCAGGGGTCACTAAGTTTGATTGACCTAAAGTAGGCCTTAAACCCGTGTCAGTAATTGCATATGAAAAGTTATACGGTGTTGTGGCAGAAGAAAGCGTAAATATTTTTCCGTCTGGCGAAATATCGGATTGCGCTGGCTGCGCAAGCCCCGCAACAACCGCTAAAGTTGTCAAATTTGGGACTGTCGCATATCCAGATTTAACTGATGCTTGATAAAACCAGGCGAACATCTGACTTTGTTGTGGTTGTAAGACTCCAACAGGCTGGTAAGGAAGCCGTCTCGAATCCTGGTCGATCATATTTAACTTGAAAGCATATTGAATGTAAGAAGTTGAAGCGTATGGTGCTTGCGTAACAACCAAGGTGTGAACTTGTCCTGCAACAGGATTTGAAAAAGAAATCACACAATTGCCTGTGAGAATTACTTGTTGAAAAAGTCCTGTAGACCAGTTGACCGTGCACGACGTGCCAGAGTTTTGTGAAACCAAAGGAGAACTCTGACCGAGGGTAAACGGAAGCCAGTTTGAGCCGTTGTATACCTTAGGAACTGCGTTTGTAGGTGCAGTGATATCAATGTAGACGCGGCCGGTAGATGCCGGAGTTGGTGCGCCTGCACTTTGCTCAAGGCCTGCTTTTTCTAATTGACCGTTTACTTTCACAGTTCAGCTCCTTAGTTAGTCAGGATGCAGTGATAATTCAATACATAAGTATGTCCCGTAGCATCCAGGGCACCGAAATTTAGACTCATTTTTGTAGTCGATGAAGTTACATAGATCTGACTTAAAATTAAGTTGGCCGCTGCCGTCGCAGCCGCAGGCGTGATCACGCAGATTGGCGCGGTGGAATAGGTGCCAGTGAAAGTCAAATCACATTGATCGCCTGTACCAGGCGATGTCGCAGTTGTAACCAAGGTAATAATACCGGCAGCGTCGTATGCGTGAGTAGCAGCACATGTTGCCGAAGAGCCTGCGCCAGATTGTGGGGAAGCCGTTGGTGAGGCTGATCCATTCATCCCTAAACCACCAAATAATGCACTTAGAGGCGTACCATTCCAAACACCCGTTGCAATCGTACCGATGGTTGTCACAAGCGGAAGCGCAACAGGAATATCAGCGGATACCAAAGCTCTAAAAGTTGGTTGTGCATTAGAGCCTGACGCAGGGCCTGCTAGCACTATATTTTTAGCTTGCGTCGATAAAGTTTCAGTTAAAGTTCCTGCCGAACTAATTGGTGAGCCGGTAATCGTAAAAATTGGCGAAGTTGAACCATCGGCAAATGCAACACTCGTAACTGTACCAGATCCCTCAAGTCCTGTTGAATCAACAAGCTCAACCCAATTTGTCGAAGAGCCTGCGTCCGTCTTTATCCATGCTGTCCCGCCAGTTGAAAGGTAGAGAGAACCTTTCGGGGCATTAACCGCAGTCGAACTAGGGGTTAACGAGCCTGAGATAAGATACGCCGTTGATGCCAGGGGAGAAAAACTAAGCCCACCAGTCAGCATCTGACCAGTATTATTCGGCCCCCAAATAATAGGAGGGTTTGATGCAAAAGCATTTAATCCGCATAAAAAAATTGTGAGAAATAAAAACTTTTTCATCAAACATACCTCTTACTGAAAGAAATTAATTACGATGTAACCTGTGTTTGCCGTCTGATCGACAGTCTCAAGGGAAATTCTAGCTAGACTTGAAAGTTCAATCGGCAAGACGCTTGGACTACCACCTGGCAATATGGTGTATGGTACAGCTACTTCGTTGCCTGCACTGCCTTGAGCTATTTTAATCATTGCAGGACTGCCGTTAAAAACTTCGATAGCAGAGCAAGCCTGTGCCAGTGAGGCAATTAACTGGACCCACGCGCCCGTTGTTACGTTTGTACTTGCAAAACTAAGTTGGACGGTTTGTACGGGCCGTCTTATCGCTACTGCACCTTTCATAATATCTCCTTAAAAGAGGGGGTAAAATAACCCCCGCAAATTACTGAATAACGTATTCAACAAAAAACTTAACTTTTCCCGCAGTCAAAGCCGCAGTAGCGATGATTGCTTGCATTTGTGTCCCGCCCACTGCCGTAACTGGGCCTACCCAAGTTGCAGCCGTTCCAACCGGAACACCCGCAGCAAAATCACCGGCAGCAAGTGCCGTTTTTGCAATAGCCGAAGCCAGGTCAGACGACGTAAGTAACTGCAAACCAAGCGTACCAGACCCACTAGAAGTAACTGATGTGATAGCATCAGCCGTTACGTTAGTGACAATTGCACCTTTTGGCAGAGTTGCCGGGTTGCCTTGGTCATCAAGTAAAAGCTTAGTGCCGGTCGTTGCACCGCCAGATACGGCAAAGTCATAGACTACAACCATCATATTTTTTGTTCTGTGAATTGGGAGTCCAGAACCTTCAAATGGCGAAGTGTTTGAGAATGCTGTGAGCAGTGCTAAACCCGGTGCGTCGTTCGTGAACTCTGCTTTAGCACTCGGAGTTGTCATAAGAACTGTAAGTAAGAGCAAACCAAAAATAGTTTTCATTTTATTTTCCTTTAAAAAATTTTGTTACATGTCACTTAAAACATACTGAATGTGCACATTCCATTTACCGGCCGTCAAAGCACCCGTAGCAATTACTGCATACGGCACACTGTCCGCCGTCAATTTGATTGCCGTAGCCGCAGTGCCAACAGGTGTACAGGCAACGATTCCTGTATAACTTGCTGCCGCAGTAGCCGTAACCAAATCTCCAGCGCCTTGACCAGAACTAATTGCCATCGTACCAGAGGCACTTGTCGTACCTGCGGTAATTACATCAACATAACAGCCGATGATGACAGAACCTTTTGGCAAAGTAGCGCTAACACTTCCAGCACTTCCTTGCGTCAAAGGAGAACGGAGTTTAATTCCGCCGGACGCAACCGCCCCGCCGTCGATGGAAAAATCATATTGCACAACAAGGTCATGAACCTCATCACGAATAACTTTTGTACCTAATTTATTTATTGAGATACCAGCACCCTTATTGAACTGAAACTCTGCTTTGTAAGCGTCAGCCTGTGACATCGCAAAAACAGGTTGCGTCGATACGCAGATAAAACCTGTAAAGAGCAGAAACAGAAACTTTTTCATAAGAACTCCTTAGTTAAATTTGGTAGGGCTAGGGGTGAGGAAGGGTTTTCCAGCCCTCCTCATCGACCCCCCAACCCCTAAAACCTTACGGCGTGTACGTGATACCGGCGATACCGTACATGATACCGCAGTAGCTTGGGCGATCGACCACAAGGTCGCCGAACAAGCAAACGTCGATGATGTACTGATAACCAGTCGTTGCGCGAACTTCGAAATACTCAATTCCATCCGGCGACTTCCGTTTACGGAAGAAACCGTTAGAATAGAATTTCAACGCTCTCCAATCGAGGTAGATTGCAATGTCGTCGTCCATCTCTTGGACGCCGATGAACTTGAGCGATTGATTCGTTACCGAACCAATTTCAATTTCATCCCAACCGTACTGCGAAGCTTTTGCCGAACCGGGCTTTACGTTGAAAGCACCTTTCGAAGCTTCAACAACTTTTAAGACAAGGCCAAGGTTGTTGTAAGACATGATGATATCGGTAGGTTTACCTCTACCAAGACGACGAGTAACAGTGAAACCATCGAAGAGTTTTTCAACGATGTTTGCCGCAGTTACGTTTGCGCCGTTAATGTTGATGGCCTGCAAATACGGGTACGCCGTTTTTGTTTGACCGTACAAAGTACTTCCGCCGCCGTTTGCCGATGAAAGCAAGCAACTACGAAGCGATGTAAAGCCGTTTGCAGCAAAACCGTCGTTTGAGATTTGCGCTCCCGAAGCCACGTTGTTGGCCGAAAAGTCCGTGTTCGTGCTGCCGCCGCGAGCAGTTACACAAGTAACTGTCATAGCGTTCACATCAATCGACAAAACGTACGCTACGAGCAAAGCTGGGCTTGTCGCAACGATGTTAAGCTTCTGACCAACAACGAAGCGGTCTGGACGGTCAACCGTCAAGATACCGTTCGAAGAACTAGCGGCAACCGTGGTTTTTGCAAACCAAGTACCGTTCAACAAGTTCACAGAAACTACGTTTTTCAGGTAGTCCATGAAATCGTTGACTGCGTCAGGAAGGATTTTCAAGAAATTCTTCTCAGAAACCACTTCATGCTGCATCAAATCCGTGTGGTTGAAGACCATCGAGCCCCAGATCTCTGGCTGCACGCTGATCTGACCGCGAACGAATTGATCTTGCGCGATATCTGTCGATGCCGACAAACTACCCGCTGCGACCGAAGACGCGCCCGCTGATTTGAACGGAACAATCAACGCTCCACCGTTAGTAGTGGAACCGGCTGCACCGACCCATGTGTCGTCTTTTTCGACGTTGCTCAAAAGATAATCACGCTTAACGAGTTCTTCTTTCAACAATTCGTTGGGAAGAAAGTCGTTAAGCATTGCTTGGAAACTTCTAGTAGTAGACATGCTTTAACTCCTGTTTATGTTTTGTTGGCTTCGGCCGACAACCTTTTTAGGTCATCTAAACTCCGAGGCTTTTGTTTCAAAGGAGAGCCTGACTTCCCTTGAATGTTTGGGATGATTTGGTCGGTTCTTTGAATCACGCGTTTGCCAGGGTTCGGATCAGCCGCAGCCGCAGCTTGTGTCGGGGCCGCTTGCGGAACTGATTTCCCTTTTAAACCATGATATTCAATGGCTTTTTGAATCGCCTGATCAGGCGACAAATTAACCTTACCTTGTGACATCACCCACTCATACTGTCCAAGCCGTGCAACTTCTTCTCTGAAAGCGCCAGGTCTTCCAACCTGCCCATCAAATACGTCAGCGCAAGCTTTTACATCTGGTCTCTGAAGACCAGAGTCCAAGAGCATTACTTTTACTTGTCGCTCTTGTTCAACAAGGCGTTGGCCCATCGTTTGTTGGCTCGTCAGAGCCTCCTCAGACCGGCGTTCCGCTTGCAATTGGCTTTCGATCACTTGTCGTTGATCGTCTGGCATCTGCATCAATTTTGCTTTTTCAGCCGCATACCGCAGAATTACTTCCTGGGGAATTTGCAGCCGCTCAAAAAATCCATCCATCTTGTGAAAATTTCCGGTACTCACCGCTTGTTGGTAAATAGACCGAAGACCGTCGATAGAGGATTTAATTGCTGTGTTCTCATTAGATAGTTTTACTTTTTCAGCACGCTCTTGGCTCAACTTATCTTTTGTGATGTCAATACCGTAAGAACGTTCAAAAATATCACGAACTTCTTTTTCAGTTTCTTTATCTTTCATCAGAGCTTGGAATTGTTTTGGAATTTCCATCTCTTTTTCACCAACTTTAATCTTAAAGTTAGGCGTGAAAGCGTCAGCCGTGGCGGCTGGCTCTGCGATAGGTTTATTCTTGGTCGCTACGATTTCGTCGAGCTTTTCTTTCATCGACTTTTCAGCCGGTGCTTGCTCTTGTGGAGCTGCTTCAACTGCCGCTGGTGCAACTTCACTTACGACTTCTGATGTCTCTGGTGCTACTACTTCTGTTGTTTCTTCTGGACACATATAAAACCTCTTCTACCAGTATTTCCTGACTGGTCACATCATTCTGGGCGCACCCTGGTGGGTCGGCGCTGGTTGTGGTGAACCCATGACAGGGTTTGACGCCTGGCCGGGCAGACTTGGCGCTCTTGTAGGAATGCCTTGTCCAATCAAGTTGTTTGCAATCTGCGCTTGCGCGCCGGAACTCATATCTGCGAATTGCTGTTGCGAAGCGCCCTGTGATTCGAGCTGCTTGATCAACCAGTCGAGTGCCAGGTAAGGCACTCTTGCTTGACGGGTTTTTAAACCTGTCGGATCTGATGGGTCTTGGACGTAGAACTGACAAGTTACAAGGTATCCGCCAGTGGGGATGAAGCCTTGCTCAGCTCTTTGAATGGCTGCTTGGTTAGCAGTCTCAATTTGCTGATGCACTTGGATTTTCATTTGATAGTTTTGCTGTACATTCGGAGCTAGGAATTTGTAATCAGGCATTCTGGTGCGATTTGTGAGCTTTTTGATCAAATAAACGTGATTATCATACTGATTTACAGGCGGTTGCTCGCCACGGTCTAAAGCAAGCATTTCGTTCTGTGCACTGTCATAATCCATGGTTAAATCGCCAAAACTCTCTTTTACGTTAGCAAAAGGCATGTTTTGGATGATTTTACCGATGTCGTCTTTACCCATCGACGCCGATGCGTACTGAAGAACATGATTCATCACCAGTTGGTGACCAAGCTTGGTCTCAATATCATCGGACTGCGCTTCGATTTTTGTTTCATAGCAAGTATCCGGCAGTTGTCTAAACTCTGGCAGGTTTATTTGCTCGTTTTTACCGATAGCCCATATGACTGCATCGTCTGGCAAATGAATTTTAGCTAACCGCAGGTACAAATGGACAATTTCAAGTAAGAACTTCTCAAAGCGCTTGATGTAGCGCTGAAATTTCTTTTTTTCTTTAGCCGAGCGGAAGAGAAGTGCGTAAGGGTCCATTTGACCCTGTTGTTTTTCTTCGCCATCTTCTTGGACCATCATGACTTGGTAGAGCTCTGAAATTTGTGAAGTCATGTAGTTGAGATATTGCGAGCCATCGCGACCTGCGAGAATTTTTGGCTCTTGACCTGTGTAATTGACCGCGCGAACACCAGGGAGCGACGCCCCTGCACTAACCTTCGTACCATTCTGAATGAGAAGCTTATCGTCGCCAAGGGTGATTTGATGCTCAGCTATTTTACTTGCAGAGCGGTTAATCTCTGCTTGATACGGCCGCATCGTTTTAACGGGAGAACGACCACGAGGAGTGGTCTGAATTTTATCAAATTGCGTTACGATGATAGGGAAATGGCTGCCGGGGAGTGCGCCTTCATCAAGGATACCTTCACGAGTGGTGATGTAAAAGTAACCCTCCGGAAATAAACGAGAGGGCCTGAAGTAATACTCTCGGACCATCGTTTGATTTTTTGTTTTGTAGTAGCTGCCTTTCATAGGATCGAAAATCGTGTACGTCTCATCAGGATTAGTTACGCAGAATTTATATTTTTCCTGATCTGACTTGTACTTTCGTTTTAGCTCGTTAACATCCGTCATCTTACGAATGCAAAGCCACTCGGCCTTGCGCATATCCTTACACTCTGGCGGACGGAGTAAGTTAAAGCCGTAGATTTCCTCAAAAACAAACTCACCCTCAAAGACTGCTTTGTTCTCATCGGGGATCATTTGCTGGAAATCGTTTAAGATCGGATCGCCGTTTTCGTCGACTTGGGGCTCGTAGCCTGCGACCTTGCCAAGGTTAGGGTCCCAAAATAATTTGACTGCTACTTCACCAATTTGGATAAATGAGTCACACCAATCATCAATTTTGTCGTCTACGTTGTAGCGCTCAACAGCGTCGCGCCATACAGAGTGGTGCATGTCTGAAACTTTTCTGTCGTGCATGCTGGTTTCGTCTTTCGGACTAAACCCCACACCGGGCGCCATGGATACGATATTGTTGGCGTAGCTTTTACAGATTTTTCCGACATGGTTTTTTGTTAGACGAAGTTTTTGCTCGTTAGAAAGCTCACGAGCGTCTCTGAGTCTTTTGTAGAAGTTTGATGGTCTGCGGTTGTAATGCTCGCCTGCGACGAGGAGGATATTTGATCTTTGCTCAGCGAACACATCTTGGTCGATTGAATCGCCGTCGATGTAATACCCGTTTAGGGCTGCAATATCCGGTTGTTTAAAGAGGTCTTCGCCTGATGGAAACTGGCGATCGGATTTACCCGCCTCAACCAATTGATCCATCATCGAGTTCGTCTGCATCCTCTAGCTCCCCATCCATGATCATTTGCTCGGCTTGGCCAGGGTCTTCGATGATGAGATCGGCAATTTGCTGTGCGCGAAGGTCGATCTCGTCTTCTAAAAACGAAGCGTCTGCTAAACTTTTTTGGAGTGCGGCTATTTCCTCAGCCGAGGGAGTGGGCTGTGCAAGAGAAGGGTCCTCAGACTTTATGTTAGCGGTGTCTTTAAACCGAACACAAAGATCTCCAAATTTCACAAAGGAGACCCCATTCTTCGCGCACGCCTCAATTATAGAGCATGCCTCTGGTACAGAGAAAACATTTTTCTTTTTGTCTAGTCTAGTTTCAGCCATAAGCGTCATTCCATTCCTTAAACTCGTTTTCTATTTCTGCCGCAGCCTGATCGGCATCTGTAGCCATTTGTTTACGGCGATCTCTGATTTCTATTTGTTGTGAAGTCAGCTTTTCTTCCAAGGATTCTTCAGTCCCGGTCGCCAGGGGTGCGTTGATAGCCGACCAGTCCCACGGAATTCTTGTGATTGCATACCTGAGAGCGTCGGCAAAATCGTCTTTGGCGTCTTCTTTGCGTTGAAGCTTCCTTAAGCTGGCAAGCTCGCCAGCTAGCTTCATCAGCTCTTCAGTTTCATAAATAAAAAGCATGTCGTTTTTAAAAAGCGTATTGATGACGTCTTCGCCGATGTCGTGACCTTTTTCTGCCTTGGTAAATGGATAACCCATGCGAGTAGAAATTGTGTCGAAGTCTTTCGAGGACCAATCATAAAAGCCTTCCGTAATTTGAATTTTCTCAGGCCCATTAATAAGACTGATATGTTTCTCGACCACATCCCCTGCTGTAGTTTCAATTCCATCCCCACGCCAACCAAGAAATACCCTTCCGGCCCGAAAGTCTGGTCGAACTGCGACATAGCATAAAGCGGCTGGATGTCCTTTTTGACCACCGGAACCCGGATCAGCACCAACATAAATTAACCAGCCTTTCGGAATGATGTGCGGTTTTTTAAGATGTCGTTTGATATCAAACGACTCATACTTGCGCCCACCGATCACAATGAACTTACCAAACACTCGTTTTAAAACTTCATTCGGAGTCGAACACCGGGCTTCGACTTGCTTGATCCGCTCAAACGTCCAATGAGACGGTGTACCGTCTTCAAACTTCATTGCGTCGTAGAGACTTACAACTTGCTTAAAGGCCTGCGGAAGTTCCTCGGTTTCATTACTACCAGGCTCAAGAGCCCGTCTCCAAAAGTCCTGGCCCAACGTAGCTGTAAAGACCATGTTGAAATATCCGTTAGATGCTGAGATCCTAAACATAAGCTCTTCGTACAGGTGCACCGGAAGTTCTTCGTCACAGAAAATAGCATCGCAAGTGCCTGATTGTAACGCATCCGCTTTTTGTGCGTAAGTTTTAAAGTACACGTGAACGCCCGACTTGAAATGGATAGCGATAATGTTGCCGTGGCTGACTTCCACGGTATAGCCGTAGTAAGGATCATCTTGGTATTCTCCTGATGGTAAAAATAATTTCCACTTCGTCATAAACTCAGCGTTGACTTGTTTTTGCGTCGGGTACAAATACCAGAACTGCACCGGCTCACGCTCCCAAAGTGAGGGCCACAAATTTTTATCCGTAGCCCAATTTATACACTTACGAATTTGCGTAGAGCTTTTTGAGATTTGGTTAGCAGCACAAAGTAAATTAATTTTGTTTGTAGAGTCATAAAAGCTTCTCGCCCACGGATACCACTTCCACGCGTGCAGAAATGGCAAGCCCTTGGCCAGAGATAGCTTTCGCTCTTTTTCCTCTAGAATCCTAAAGATGTCGTTTGTTTCATCGCCCGCACTTGGCATCGCACGACCTTGCTTGTCTAGGCCACCTGGCGGCCTGGTCTTAAATAAATCTTTTGGCTCTGTCATTTTTTAGAGTACCTCTCAAATAGACCGTTACGGCGAAGTCGATCGTAGATATTTTTTGTTGTGACCCCTAAAATTTCTCCTGCCTTCTTTTTACTGCCGTCAACGCTATCCATAACCTTAATCAAATGCTTTCGCTCAAGCTCATCGAACGTATCAAAATGGGGTATCATTTGATCCGGTGAATCTTTAAGGCCGGTAGGAAGGGTTGCCGTGTAGCCAGGGGATCTTACCCAAAAATCTCTCTTAGCACCGTTCACATTCACCCCCAAAGTGTACTCTATAGGGTACACCCTTCCATTTAAGCTTGTTTGTAACAAGCGCATGCAGCCAAAGTGGAAGTGCCGTCCACTCACGAAGCAGATAGTTCCAAAAGCCTAGACGCTCCCCACTTACCTTTTTTGCAACATAGTAGTCACACGCAGCCCACACCGTTCCAACTACTAGACCCCACCAAAATCCGAAAGCATAAGTTGATAAACCTTGCGTGACTGTTCCGTACAAAAACGGCTCAAGCATGAAACCCACAGGCGCTATGCATTTTCTCATAACCGTCCAGCGCATGTAGCGTGACCAGAACTGGCCGACAGACTTGTACTGAATAATTGGTAGACTTGAGATTTTTATTGAAAGCCCATTGTGGGCATACAAATACCCAATCTCATAATCCTCAGCGATATACTTACCAACCGACTTCATCCCACCAAGCTGCTCGAGTTGCCTACGACTAAACATCATTGATTTACCTACGACCGTGGGTTGTCTTATGAAATTTAAAACTAACATCCACTTAGCCGTGAATGTGTTGAGCATGGCTGCATCAATCGTGTCAGCTCTGCAAGATACCAGGGATGTGAGGAGTTCGCCTGGGTTAAACTCTGCGTGTAGGACTCTCAAGTAGCCAGGGGGAGCGATCACGTTGCTATCGCTAATTAAAATTGTGTCATTTCTAGCCCGCAAGTACGCACCGTAAATATTTTGTATCTTAGGATTATCAAACGGCTTAACGCTCCGGCAGAAAAGTCTGGCCGCCTTACACTCACTACTTAATATGAGGTCCCTCACTACCGAGTAGCCGGGGTCGAGCTCACTCTCAAAGCAAAAAATAAGTTCATCACCTGGAATAAATGGCAATTCCAAAAATGATCGCACACACTCCGAGAGCCCAAATTCTATGCCCTTCATAGGCTTTAAGATGGTTAGCGCCCTCGTCCGCCCCGCATAGTAGAAATTCCGTTTAAGCTTAAAGTGCGAAAGCAGCACACCCAGAAAATGAACTGCCAGGGAAAAGAAAACCAAACCCTTTATCATTCTTCCTCCCCCACTGGCACCGTATGCGGACCGGTAAATATCCCCATTTTCTTTTCTTCTTCTTCAAGCTTACGCAACTTCTTAAATGCCTCTTCCACGGTTAAAGACTCGGCTGTCTTATTTAGCATGTCCTTTACATCCGCACTTACTTGCACTGGAAGAGGCTTACCCCGTCTCATGGCACCAAGCACTTTTGACCTTGCTTCCGTAATTTCCCTGGTGGGAAGGCAACCGTAAATTCTCTCATCCAAAAACTTTACAATCTGAAGTACCGCACTCGCAGCCCCTGGCATCAAGATGCCCGCTTTATTATGGATTGGCATTTCCATCATCTCCCGCAGTCTATTGATACCAAATCTAAGTGCTTCTTCTCCTTGGGCTACGTAGTCCAAAGGGGGGCATAACATCCAAGCAAGCCGCTCTGGCCGGGGGATATAATATTTGTAGAAGAGCTCACGAGAGATTGTGTTGCTAATTACGTTTGCCATGGACATGTGGACTTCGTTGGTTGCTTGCACTCGGTCATATTCAATCCAAAATTTAATTCGGACTCTGTCGTCAATCATCGTCGGAGTTTTTTCGGCACGGCGAAGTACAGTGAGAAGTTCTGATTCGCTCATTGTAAACAATTGTCGTTTAGGGAAATTTTTGCTTGTAAAGTGGCGAAGGTGGTTTGCCACGGGTTCGGGTAACAGGTTTACCAGGGAGCGGGGATTGGTTTCGTCGAACATGACGATTTCGGGGGCCGGAGGATTTTGTACGACAGGTTGCATATGGGTCTATGGGACCTGGTCGCCAGGGGCCTTGTCAATTTTTCCTAACTCTTCTCGACCACCTTTTCTCCCTTTTTTCGCCTATTGCAAGCCATCTCGATTATAGAGACCCACACCAAGCCGACCCCTCACCCTCCCCATGCAACGTGGTGGCCCTGGTACCTGGGTCCTTAAACAATATGATAACCAGTCCCTGGCAACAATCATCAATGATACTAAGTAGTTATGCCGCGCTGCCTGCTTAGGCGCCTTGCGGGTATTGACGCTTAGGTGCCTTGAGGTGTCTGGTATCTATTAGATGCTTTGAATCAGTGTCGCGGTGCGCTGTCGCATACTCGACCGCTAACTTGTCCAATATTTCGGACAGGTCCTGCGTCATAGTATAGACGGGTGGATTCCACGTGGAATCCACCGACTGTCTAACTTTCAAGGCTTGCCTAAAACTTCTACAGGCCAAAGTTGGTCAACTGCAATTAAACAAGGTGAGACCTTGGCACATCGAATGCATTAGATACTTGCAACTAGGTCGTCTCGAACACGACCACAAACAAACGAGGTCTACATGTCTAAGTTTTTTGATGCTCTCATAATCTGGTCAACCATTGGTTGCGCACTCTCAGGTATCGTTATGGCCGTTGAGACCATGATGCTTTGCCAGGGAGTGCTCTAATGCAGACACTTCAGACGTACGGCAAATGGCAACTAAACAAATACTCACAACTCAAGTACTTCAAGAATGGGCGTGCGAACATGCACGTTGCCATCACGTACTGTATTGAACAAGCCGACGTTGTCGACACCGAGACTCAGGTGGCAACCGGCATTTTCTGGATCAAGACCAAAACTGAAGCACTGAAGGAATGGCGTGAATTCAAGCGCACGCACTGCATTGGCGGCGCAAAGCTTCGCGAAGAGGTGATCAAATGAAATCAATTCAACTAACTCCACAATCCCATGAGTCATACGAAATAGGCGTCGATGAGATTGTTGGCCTAAAAAAGGCCATGGCTGAAGTCATGCTACCAGTCATTCAAACTATTAAAGACAAGGCATACTGGAATGATGACGTCTTATCGTGGGCCGAATACAAGCGCCGCGATGGCTTCATTCCGCATCCCCATAACCTAGGTGGACTGGAAATCAGGCTTGTAGTGCCAGACTGCGAACAATACGAGTTTAGTTTCCTTGAATTCGGTGAGTGGGACGGCGAACATGTTTCGGACTGCACCGACCACGAGACTTGTGAATGCATGTATGCCAACGATGGCGAGTACGACGCCTCTTTACGTGTATGGTTGAAACTCGAATCAATCGACGACGGTACACTTAAGTTTTGGCTTTACATGGGCGGCGGCAACGGTGATGCGCCCTATTTTCGCTCTAAATACGAGACCGATATATTCGAAGCATCATTTGAATGCAAAAGCGTGGCGGGCCTAAAACGCGCTGCAAATAAACACGTCAAAGCACTGCTTGAGGTGATCAAATGAAAACACGACTCGAAATACTATGTGAATTGCACGGACAACAGGGCGGCACGATCCATCAGTTTGACAAACAGTATGGCTTAGACATTTTAGGACTAAGCAATCGTGCATTTTTCAAACTTGTGTACTCGATCAATCTTAAGAAAGCGCATTCTCAGTATCCGGATCAGTACTCATGGCCATCGGGCGAACTACTTAACGTCTATGAGCGTATGTGCGCTGCAATTGACAGAATGAGTTTTAATAAGGACTCGCATGCGATTCGGTGGACCTGCAAGGCATTAGGTATCAAGCATACATACAGGGAAATTGGTTCATTTTTCACAAGTGAGGCTACGCAATGAAAAACGCGAAACATACACCTAAGCCTTGGAATGCGATTAAATGCAAAACAGGTTTTGCCATCGAAGGACAAGACCGATACGTCGCCGACGTGCATGAGTGGACCGGACCAAATTCCGATTATTCAATGACTTGTGCAAACGCACGCCTCATCGCCGCTGCTCCGGAGATGCTTGAGGCTCTTGAGATGTATCTCATATGCTCAAAGCAACAGAACTGGTATGCGACAACTACCGAACTAGAAAAACTTATCGCCAAAGCGACGGGTGAAAAATGACCGACCCATTCAACCAGATTTTGGGCGCTCTTATCACATTCATTGTTTTGGCCGCAACGTCGGCGGTATTCGTGAAATTGGTAATCGTATTTTACAGCTACCTAGGCCGTCTCGCCTAACCTCGTTGGCAGCGGCTTCCTGACACGTTCGACCTGCGCTTAGGGTGTTGGGCCAGGGTAGCCAAGCAATCGAGCCTTGAGGCGCTGAGGCTCGGTTTTTCTCTTAAATT